TCGCGCTGCTCCCACTCCACGCGGCTCCGCACCGTGTTCCGCGCGGCCTCGCGCTTGGCCGGGTCGAGGTCCCAGAACGACGTGTTGGCGTCCAGCCACTTGTCGGCAACGGTGGTATCCCACTTCGCCGCCTTCGCCTTCTCCACTGCGGTTCCCACTGCCCAGGAGGACTGGATCTCCGCGGTGACCTTCATCAGGTAGATCGACGCGTCGTCGGCGTAGCGCAGGCCCCGCTCCACGTCCGAGCGCAGGAGGGGCGCGATCCTCTCGACCCGCTCGTCGGGAGTGAGGGAGGTCTTTTCGGACCAGTACTTGATATTCCGGTCGCTCTCGGCGATGAGATCGTGGGTCTTGAAGGTGCCCCACAGTTGCGCGACCTGGTCGTAGTTCTGCACCCCGCGCTGCTCAAGCACCTGCAGGAGTTGCTCCTGGGCCTGCTTGTTCCGGTAGTTCTGCCGGATGAAGTCACGCTGCGTCCGGAGCAGCGCCTCATGGTCGGCGGCGAGCTCCGTCTCCTCTATCTGTCCGATGGTGAGCTGGGATCCCGCGCCGTCCTCCGCGGCCACGGTCCCCGCGGTCTCGTCGCTGCTCGCCGGCCGCGCCCAGCGCTTCTCCTTGAGCGAGCGGTTGTACGTCGAGAACGCGCGGTCCATCGCGGCGAGGCCTGAGGAGTACTGCGAGACGCGGTCCGCCTCCTGGAGGCGCGAGGAGAAGCCGCTCAGGGTCTCGCCGAGCTTGCTGAAGCCCTCGGCCCACATGCCCGTCACGTCGCTTGGGTTGATGTAGTCTGGCATGCTCGTCCCTTACCCTGCTGACAACTGGAGGCCGCCGCCGCCGCCGCCCATGGCCGATGTACTCGAGGTCGCCGGAAGAGAGGCGAGTAACGACTCCGTGGAGCTGAGAACGCCTGATGTCGCGCCGAAGGCCGCGGCCGCCACGATGGAAAACCGATTCGTGACCAGGTCCTTGCGATGCCTCTCGACGTCGGTCAAGTTTCTGCGGTACTCCGCGGTGAGGATGTCTGCCTCCTGCTGGATGTCCTCCTTGGCCTGTGTGGTCGCCAGGATCTTCGCGTCGAGCTCGGCCTGGAGCCGGCGCCGCTCGTCCGCCGCGGCGTTCTTCAGGTCCTCGATGTCCTGCTGGTAGTCGAGGTCCTCGGCTTTCAACTTGGCCTCGATGGCGGCCGCACTCTGCACCGCCTCGCGCTCGATGTCCGCGGCGCTCGCCGTGAGGTTCGCGTACGTGTGGGCCCAGTCCTGCTCGGCCCGCTCTCGTGCCTGGTCAAGCTCCATGTCCTGGAGCGCGTTCTGCGCCATGACGTCCTCGACGGACTGCTCGGCTTCGGTCCGTGCGGATACCACCTTCTGCCCGAAGCCCATGGCGCTCGCCTGGATGCCGTAGGCGGCCTGCTGCTCTTCCTCCCGCCGCGCGGCCTTCGCCTCCTCTTCCACCTGGCGGATCGCGAGCAGTGGCGAGCCGCTCTTCCGGACGTACGATCCGGCGATCCTTGCGTTGGCCTCCCCGATCTCGAGGGCCGTCTCGACGCGGACCCTCCCGGTCTTGTACTCGACCTGCTCCCCGGCGCGGTTCAGGGTCAGGATCGCCTCGTCCTTGGTCTGCGCAAGGAACTCGTCGCGCTTCGCCGTGATCTGGCCGACCTCGCGCTCCGCTTCCACGTCGCCTGCGGCAATCCGCTCCGCCAGGTTCTCGATGGTGAGCTCGCGCTTGGCCGCAGCCTGCTCCAGGTCGAGGGCGTTCCTCTCGAGCGCTGCCTTCTTGTTGGCCTCGAGGTTCGCGCGCTGGGTCTCGGCCTCCTCCGCGGACAGGAGGTGCTGCTCTTCGCGCTGTCGGATGTCCTCCTCGAGGTCGGCGACGACGTCTGCGTCCTCCGCGAGGATGCGATCCCTCTCCACCTTGAGGGCGTCGTCAGCCTGGGTGAGCTCTCGATCGCGGGAATGCTCGACAGCTATGATCTGCTGGTTCAGTCCATCGATCGCGCTCTCGAGGTCTGCCAGGAGCTCCTTGACCTTCATGTCCGCTGCCGCAGCCTTCTGGAAGGCTCCGATGAAAGCGGCGCCAAAAGACAGGAAAGCCAGAACGGCGCCGATCACGTGTCCACCTCCGGGATCAGCGCGAGGATCTGGCTACGGTACGGCTGGTCCTGGATGGCCATGACCCAGGTGTCGACGTTCCAGTCGCCCCGGAAGGGGCACTCCACGTCGCCGGTGTAGGGCCCCGTGATCGGCACAGTCTCGAGCTCCGTCGAGGTCGTGACTCGCCCGAACTTGAAGGGGTAGCAGTCGAGCACGCGCGCGAGGATCTTGGCCACCTTCCGGATCCGCATCTGCCCCGTCCCGTAGGGTCCGTCCGTGACCAGGCGCATGCTCTGCATCGTGCAGGTGAACCCAGCTCCCACCACCAGGTGGTCTCCCACGCACGCCGCCGGCGTCGTCATGGAGCCGGCCGCCACCGCGGCCGTGTAGACCGCCTCCTCGGTCGCGTTCCAGATCGTTGCCGTCGTGCCGTTGAACCGATCGAGGCCCGTGACCGTCGCGCCCGCGGTGGCCACGTCAACCCACGCGTCCAGGGGGATGGCCGTGAGGTCCTCGATCCCGTCGAAGAGCTCCACACAGTAGTACGTCCCGCGCAGCACGATCGCCCACACCGCCGAGCGCGAGGTGCCGTCGGCAACGCCCACGCTCTTGTACAGGCCCCCGCCGCCGGATTCCAGCCGGTGCCAGGCGCGCATGCCGAGCTTCTTATCGTACGCGAGCGCGCACAGGACCCCATCCGATCGGACCGCGTAGACGATGGGCCACGGGACGCCGGCGAAGGCCGACTCGACAACCGTGCCCGCGGTCGGACTGAAGAGGTGCTCGGCGTGGTAGCTCAGGTCCTCCACAGACTCCTCCGTGGCGCCCGCGGTAGGGTACTCGCGCAGCCGCGTGGCGAGGTTCTGCCAGAAGAGCATCGCAGAACCGACGAGGCATGCCGGTACGGCTGCCCCGCCGAAGTGGGTCGATGGCTGCAGCTTCTCCGGCGTGAGTGCCGTCATGTCCGGCGGCACCACGTACTCCACGCCGGCCGTGGAGATCAGCAGCACCGTGCCCGCGACGAGCTCCTGGACCACCATGCTCGTGTCGCTCGCGAGGGTGAGCTCCATTGCGGCGTCCGCGGTGACGACGTTGCGGTAGACCGTGACGGTCTCGAGCTCGGGGATGTCCGGGTCTGCCCAGTCCGCGACGTCCGTGAGTTGCTCGACGTCGTAGCGCAGCCGCTCGTAGTAGGTCATGTCGATGCCGCCGGTGGCGCACCAGTAGGACCAGTGCGCCGTCCCGTCCGTGATATCGGCTGCCGTGGTCGTGGGCCCGCCGGATCCAGCCGAGGTGCCGGCTGTGATGCAGGTGTAGAGCTTGAGCGGTGTGGCGCCGTTGCTGACGATGTCGCCGATCTCGTAGGCCGTCGAGGCCGCCCAGGACACTGCCCGGGCGTCCACGTAGATCCCGGCGCGCGAGGCCCACACGGTCTGGCTCTGGTTGGTGGATCTGCCGAACCAGAGGCGCTGTCCGTACCCCGCGATGGCCCCCGGGTAGTCTCCGGTTGCCGAGAACGGTACCGCCCCGGTGTTCCCGACAATGACCGAAGTCGCGATCGTGAACGTGCTCCCGGTCCACGTTACCTGCCGGATCGCGTAGCTCGTGTGAGAGATGAAGAGCGTGTTGCCGTCCACCGCGAAGCGGAGCTCGCGGCAGTGCGCCGCGGTCGTGTAGGGAGTCGTGAGCTCGAGGGGGGCCCCGAAGAGTGTTCCGTCGGCCTTCCAGAACCGCAGCACCAGGGCGGTGAACTCGAGCATGTAGGAGACGCCGTTCGGGAGCTTCCAGCCGTAGAGGCGCCCCTGCACGTTGTTCTTCGTGGTGGCCAGGTACTTCGATCCCGGCCGGGTGATGATCCCGCCCTGGGAGAAGGGCATCCAGTTCTCGAGGGTGAGGCAGCCCTTCGCGTAGAGCAGCAGATCGGAGCGGCCCGAGAGCTTCGGCGTGAGCTCGCCGCCCGTGAAGTCGGTGATGAGGAGCGCCGAGACGGACACTTACACATCCTCCCAGCGGACCACTTCCTCGGGAGCCTCGGCGCCCTCGGACATGGCGACCGGGCGTGCGGTGGCGTACCAGCTCGCGAACCGATCCTCGAGCTCCTTCTTCTTCGTGGTCTGGCCCGTCACGTAGTAGGCGATCTCAGCCGCGATCCGCATGGAGATCACGGTCGGTAGCAGACTGTCCCACTGGTTCGGGTCGGTCTCCTGCCTCACGTACTTCGCGATGCTCGGGTCCTGGTTGGTGTAGACCCACATGCCCTCGCGGCGGAACTGGATCCCCTGGGTGGTCTCTGCGGTGGCGGCATCGCTCGGGATCTTGAGCAGTCGCAGGCAGTCGGGGGGGAGCACGAAGAGGTAGTCGAAGGTGGTGTGGTTCTCCGGTGGGGTGCCGTAGTAGCACCAGTGCACCGTGTTGTCGGTGATGTCCGCCGTCGTCCCCGTGGGCCCTCCCGACGCGGCCGAGGTCCCCGCGGTGATGCAGACGTAGACCTTGCCCGTGTCGTTGCTCACCAGGTCGTCGACCGCGTAGGCCGTGCTCTTCACCCAGCACCAGTTGTTCGTGGTGGTGGACGCCTCCATGTACTTCCAGACGACAGTGCCATCGGTGATGGCGGCCGTCGTTCCGGTCGGACCTCCGGAGGACGCGGAGATCCCCGCGGTCGTGCACTCGTAGGTCTTGGCGGTATCGTTCGTGCACCTGTCGCCGAGCCGGTAGGCGTGGCTCGCGGTCCAGGGCGTGGCCTGGTCGTGCCACCCCTTCATCGAGGCACGCTTGATGCACGCCGGCCAGGGGAGGAGTCGGAGCACCTCGTCGCGACACACGGAGTACGCATCGATGGCCGCTGCGGGGTTCTTCGCCGTGTCGGACATGCTCGATGCCTCGGGACACCCGAGCTCGCGCAGCGCGCGGTTGACGACCTCGAGATCTGTCATGGTCTACCGCTTCTTCGAGCCGCGATAGCCCGACGCGTAGGCCGCTTGGCCCTGGCGCGCCGCCCTGCGACGCGCTCCCTTGCCGCGGTAGACCTTGCCTCGGCTACCCCATCGGTAACCGCCCTTCACCTTCCGCACCGGCATGGCTCCCCTCCCAGGAACCGGGCGGGCCCCGAAGAGCCCGCCCGTATTCACATTTCCCGAGCCGCTACGCGCTCGCGCGTATCTTGGCCGACTTGGCCGCTCGCGCGCGCTGCTCGCGGTCTGCGTCCGCCTGCTTCTCGATTTTCCTGGCCTCCTCCAGGGGGACGTCCTGCGTTGTCTTGAAGTACTTGAGCAGTCCGTTGTCCCTGAAGCGCTGCACGTCCAGCGGGTAGGTCTTGCCCTGCTCGTAGAGCATGCAGGCCGACGAGTCGTAGCAGGTCTTCACGCACACTGCATCGACGACCATGAATACCTCCTCTCAGCCCCGGTCGAGGGCTACAGTATCGGTGCCGGCGGGTTGATGACCGGGAGCATGTCCCAGGCGCCCGCGGTGAAGACGTCGGTGCCGATCGTGTAGATCGCACCGAAGTACTGGAGTAGCGTGCCCTGGCCGACCACGGGGATCACGTAGGGGATCGCCCCTACAGCCCACGCGACGATGGTCGCGTTGGCGATCACGCCGCTGTCCCACAGGACCGTGTTGGAGGTCAGGGCCTCCGCTGCCGAGGTCACCATCTGGATCCTCAGCGTGCCACCGCCGGCGGACACGATCGCCGTGTCGATCCGGAACACGTACCACAGCGGCTCGTAGAACCGCCGCCCGGCCGCGCCCCAGTCGACCACGTTGTCGGAGATGTGGGAGTCGACCGTCGTCTCGTCCTGAGCATCCGAGAGGATGCCGTTGTACTCGATGTACACAGCTTCCTCCTTTCCTTAGCTGACCACCGACTCGGTGTTGAGGATCGAGTCGTTGCGCTTGATCGGGATCCCGTTGAAGGACAGGATCGGTTTGCCTGCGGGCTGGTCGATCGTGAGGTTCACGTTCGACTTCGCCGCAGCCTGCTTCCACAGCCAGGAGCGCACGGTCCGGTTGCAGTAGAAGACCGGCCGGCCCATGTTGACGTCGGGGATGCGCTCGTAGGCGTCGATCATGGCCGCGAACAGATCGACCGTGGAGGTCGTGATCGCCGAGGTGTCGATGTTGCAGACGCGGACGCAGTAGCGCCAGTCGCGCACCGTGAGACCGAGGTCCCACTTGTAGTGGCTCCGGTAGCCCTCGTAGCGGCCGTCGGCCGCATCCAGGAGCGTGACCTGGCCCTTGTCCTCGTGCTGGAACCCGGCGACCGATCCCTTGGGGTAGATACCGTGGACGGTGTTCTCGCCCCACACGATGAGCAGCATGCTCGTCTGGTCCGACCCAGAGGCCGAACTGTAGGCGCTCACCGTGTTGTAGGTGCTCACCGTCGAGTCGGTGCCGACCGCCGCGTAGCGCGGGTTGACGCCCGTGAACCGCTCCGGGTACGTCAGCACGGAACCATAGACGCTGGTGGTCGCCATCGCCTGGTTCATGGCCTCGAGGAAGGCCCGATCCTCCGAGAGCCTCCACGCCGCGCTGTTGCCGTTCAGGTCCGCCAGGGCCTTGTCGACCTCCGCGTACGCCTCCAGCATTCCGCAGGTGTCGGTGATCTGCGACGTGATGCTCTTCGACGGCTGCACGCCGTAGTTGAGCAGACGCCAGGTCACCGTCGGGAGACCCGAGCGGATCGTGGTCTTGTGCCCCGTCTGCAGATTCCCCTCGACGATGACCATGTCCTCGAGGATGGGGTTCGTCTGCGCCAGGAGCTCGATGATCGTCCTGATCTTGTTGTCGGGGTCCAACCTGGACGCGAAGTCCGTGTAGGAGACCCCGGTAAGGGTACTCATATGGTACCCCCTTTCCAGACCTTACTTCTGGTTCGGGTACAGTACCTCCGCGGGATCCTTCGGCACCGGCTTCGTTGCCTGACCTTCGACAAACGCGTGCTCGGCGGTGTCGCGCCCGATCTTCGCGAACATGCGGATGATCCGCTTGTCGTTGCCGAGGCCTGTCCTCGTGAACAGGTCGGCAATGTCTGGCGTGAAGTACCGCTGCACACCGCGCTGCATGTAGCCCATCTCCAGGTCGTAGTTTCCCCGGAGCTCCGCCCGCAACTCCGCGTCCGTCTGCTCGAGGGTGGCCTTGATGGTCTTCGCGGCCGTCTCGGCCTCGGTCAACCTCTGCATCTGGTGCCATCGGTGCATCTGGGCGGCCTGCGCCTGAGTGAGTCCCGCCTTGTGAGCGAGTTCGCGCAGGCTGGCTTCCATCGCTGCCGGATACTCGAATCCCGCTGGGGCCTTCGCCTTGTCCAGCTTGTAGTCCGTGGGTTTGTCGGGCACGCCAGCCGCCTTGCGGTAGGCCGCCCTCTCCTCCTCGGTCGCATCCTTTCCCGGTAGACGCACAGACTCGCCCAGCTTCCTCTCTGCCTCGAGGTACGCCTTCCCAAGCTCGCCAAGGTTGGCGTAGCGGTGCAGGCGCTCGTTGGCCTTCAGGTCGTCGGGGAGCTGCGCCACCCATGCGGGAGGCGTCTTCGGAGCGCCACCTTCCGCCAACGGCGGTGTGGTGACCTCGGCAGTCGGCGCCTTCCCGGTGAGGATGCTGCCTCCCTGTCCCGGTGCTTCTGCGGCCGGCGAGGTGCCCGGGGTCTCCGGATTCGCCGCCTGATTCTCTGCCATTACGGCCCTGCCCTTTCCGCGATCTGCTCGACGAGCAGCTCGCTCTGTCGCTTCTTGCCCAAAGGATCCCCGTCAAAGAGGCGGAGGATCTCGATGGCCACGTTGTGGCGGACGCGGCCCTCTTCGCTGCTGATGGTCTCCAGGAGTTGCAGCTTGGCGAACAGCACGCCCATGACGATCTGCCCGTCAGCGCTGGCGGCCACCCTACGAAAAGCCTCGTCAATGCGCTGCTGTACCTCCTTGGGAGTCAGACCTTCCAGTTCCTTGCGCATCGGCTTCCCGTCTCCTCTACAGAAGACCCGCGAGCGGGTTGCCCCACCCGCGGGTCTCGCCTGTTTACATGCCGGCAGGCAGCGGCAGTTCCGCGAACACGATGCTCACGACGTAGGTCGAGGACGAGGCCACGACGCCCACGACGGAGATCGCGGTCGCCGGCGGCAGGATGAGCATGCCGTCGAAGTCGTAGTGCAGCCACGCGAACTCGAGGTTAGCCTCGGTGCCGGCTGCCCAGGAGCTGAGCCCCAGGTTCATCAGCACGGTCGGCTGCGTGGTCCAGGTGACCGCCGCTCCTGCGTACCGGGCCTGGCAGGCCGGACCGTTGAGCAGGAGGTTCTTGGGGGCGATGTTCGTGAAGGACGCGAACGTGCCGCCCGTCGCCACCTCCGACGCGGCCGGGGTGTAGGCCAGCATGTAGCTGTTGTCCAGGTACGTGGCGATCGCCGCCATGCCGAAGTTTATTCGGATGGGGATCACCATCTTGTTCGAGGACGGCGGGTTCCACAGCGTGGGCGAGTTGGTCGCCGTGCTGTAGATGGGGAGCGCCGCCGGAGCCGCGGGGCTGGTCACGGTCGAGTACATGTAGCCCCGCCGCGTCCACCCGAGATAGGGCGGG